ACACATACAGCGAGGCATTGTACAAGACCTTGTCACCCACTGCGTAAGTGGTAGTGCTTGAATAAGAGTCAAATGCAAAGTCCTGGGCGTTGAAATAATCGGTTTGGAAAGTCTTGACATTAAAGCCAGAACGTCGGGTGTTGAACAGCAGCATGCCTTCCGGATATAGGTCTGGATCCGGAGCGTCAACATCCAGGTAGTCGCTGGTCAGGAGACTGACTATAGTGGGAATATTGTCGGTGATGGGGTTGGTGGTTCCGTTAGGTGCCCATCTAGCATCTGCGAACAGCACACCGTTCGATGTGGTCTGGTCTGTGTTATTGATGGTAACCCACTGCTCTACACCGTCTACCGTTTCCCAGCGTTTGATTACCGGATAGAGCTCTAGATTGCTGGTATCGATCCATAGATCACCATACACGAGATCAGTACCATCGCTCTGCTCAATTGGCGCTGACGCACTTATGATAGGACCGGCAGGATCAGTCTGTGTGAGATTGAAACCACGGATGTCATTGGTTACGTTCCGGTAGCCTTGCCAAGATCCTCCATCTTGGATCATGATGTCCACTTGATCAGTGGCAGAATAATACCAATAGGTACCATCATTGGGATCTTGATCAGGGGCGGTGCTGCTAGAAGTATATTCAAAGGGTATCCAATATGTCAGGAGCAATCCGTCGCTGAAGTTACCTGTGCCAGCCACTACACCAGTAACACTGGTGTTGATACCAGCATCAGCAACAGCGGTATCTGCCCCAACATCTGTCAGCAATATAATACCACCTTGGCTGTGAGTAAATGTGATAGCACCACTTGAATCAATTGATGCTGACACAGGCGAACCGCTGGGCAGAGCAGCAGATACAGCGGTTACGAAAGCAGACGCGCTGGTCCCTGCTAATGTGACAGTGTAAGTCGAGCTGAAATTTGTCGAGCCAGCACTGGTGTATCTAATCGTGAATTGATCACCATTGTTGAATGTAGGATCAGTCACGTCACCTGTAATGATGACAGGACCAGTGGCCAGTCGTTCGCGCAATTCAGTACCAAATGTGTTGTTGTATCCCCCAGCCCCACAAGCCTCAGATTGGGGATTAACAAAGCCAGCTAGCGTACCAGCGGGAATGTTTTTGCCACCACCAGTGGGATCCAACTCAAAATTTGCTTCAGCGCCCCCCGTATAAAGGGGACATGGTGTAGTCACGAAAACACCAAGAGCAGCATCGTAGCGCTTGACCACGAAGTTAGCGCCTGAGTTTACGTTGGTGATCATGTTCCAGACCGAGCCAGTGGGTCGGCCGCCGTCAGTATCCGTAGTGCGCCAGCGCGGTACAGTATAGTTTGGCGTTGCCTGCAGGGTTGGTGCCAGGAATATATTGCTGGGTGTAAGACTGATTCCCAGGATATTCAACAGACCAGCAGTGCTGGCGGGATCAATGTTGATCACGCCGCCGTCGGCAGTGGATGCGTCGCTGGTAGCTTCGCAGTCAGCATACAACCAGAGTTTGTTTCCAGTCCGCGTGAGATTGGTCTCGGCTGTGACGCCCGTGATGGATGCCGAATTGATCTGTGCTACCAAGCTGGCCAGTGTCTGCCCCGATAGTGTGATCTCTGTTCCATTGATGTAGATCTTGGTGCCCACGGGCAAGCTATTACCAGTCACAGAGTTGGTACCTTGCACGGTGGGCCAGCTCATCTTCCATGCATCCGTTCCTACTTCAACCCAGACGTTAGCAAGATTTTTGTAAAACACTGCATTATGGTTCATTGTGCCGCTTTCGTTGACGAAAGCTGAAACCACCGCATATTGGCCGATAGATCCAACATCCGAAGCAGGCGACTCTCCTGACAGATTCGCTGTATCCGTGATCACGATGGGCGTCTGTACTGAAAACTCTCCAGTAGTCTGGTTCCATTGGAAAATTCCCCACGCAGTTTGCGCTGTATCAAGCCAGTAGGTATCATTAGCAGGAGCACCAGTGGGACGCACTAGAGTGGCTGTAAGAGCGGCCAGGTCGACGTTGGCCCGTTGCACGTAGGCACGATTTGAAATGCCCAGAGCACTGTAGGCAGCTAGCAGTCCATATTCATTCAACTCGTAGCCGTTGATAGGAGTACCTGCTGCGGTTTTGTAGAAGAACGGCACACCAAATGTGGCTGCCAAATCGCGCTGGCTGGTTATGAGATAGACCTTGCCAGCATTGGCTTCAAGCGTGCCGGCCGCCACTCCTACTCCTGCGCCAGAGATCTTGTTCTGTGCTGTGGCTATGAGGAAATAGGGTACCGAATTGGTGGCCGCGGGTAAGTAATTCGATTCGTCGATTACTGTTACTTCTACGCCAGGTGATACGAGTGCCATGGTGTTATCCTTATAAATGGTTATGAATATTTATAGGATCCTGCCAAAACCGGGTGGTTTGGCGGTGCCTTAATTAAGGCCTATGGCATAACTATACGTATGAGGCCGTTATGCAAGGTATGCGGACGGAATGCCGCTGCCATCAACAAGCACAGTGGAGACAAGATCTACTATCGAAGCCGATGTAATGCCTGTATCAGGCGTGGGCGGCAAATCAAACGTTATCGTCCTAGATGGGCGTCATCGGGCTATCAAAAGAAGACCACGTGCGACAAGTGCGGATTCCGGGCACGGCATGGCAGCCAGCTCTTGGTCTACCATGTGAACGGTGATCTAAATGACTGTGAACTGCGCAATCTCAAGACCGTGTGCCTGAATTGCGCAGCAGTTATCACGCGACAAGATCTGCCCTGGCGGGCTGGAGATCTTGAACCAGATCATTGATCTGTTGATACAGCTGATCCAACGTGCCATCGTTTGGGATCACACGATCAAATCTAGTGCCTATCCAGGCCGTTTCACTTGTGTGTATACCTCTCTGGCGCAGGCGCTCGCGTGGGTCTTCGGTACTCCAGTGCCGATCAGAGTTGGCGGCCAAGGCCCATTCATACCAATCGGGCTCGGGTCCACGTACTACACGGATCACATGGCCGCCCTGCTGGCGTATGGCCCTGATTTCGTTTGGAAAACGGCAATCACTTATGACCACATGATCCTCAGTCTGCCGCAGCTTGTTTTCAAGGCTGGCGATCCAGATGTCATCATGGAAACCCTGCCGGCACACTTCTGTACCCCAGTGCTGTAGCACCCAGCGCGGCGTGATAGTGCGTCCCAGGCGAGCGCTCCACCATTCGTCTGGCTGCTCTCGCCACTCTCGACTGGATCTGGTACGGCCTTCTAGCATGTCCCGATCCCAGCCGAATATAGCAGCAACAGCATCTTTCAGCGTGGCAGCGAAGCTATCGCGCCGGAACTCGTGGATGTTCACCAGGTAGTCCGCTATGGTGTCTTTGCCTGCTCCTATCAGTCCGCACACTCCGATGATCATTTGATTTCCTTGATTTTTAAATATTCCAGCGTGTCCCAGAGCAGATCGATCTGCCGTCGGCAGTCTTCCAAGGCGTGATGGCTGGCTGGATAGGTCTGTAAGTTTGGCGCAAGGCTAAACAAAGTCCTGCTGTCTCTCACAGAGAAAAACTTCCAGGGCAAGGGCATGCTCAGGCTCTTGTAAGCGTGTTCCAAGATGTTCATGTCGTAAGTGGGACCTTGCGCCCACACGCGACGTGCGTGCCAGGCCAATCTATGTAGCCCTTCCAAGGCTTCACGCAAGGGAATCCTGTCTTGTTCGCTGAAGGCTTCCTCACGGATTGCGGCCGGCTGCGTGGCCCACCATTCCAACGTGAGCGGATCTATCGCGCGATCCTCTTGGCTTTCCAGAGTCACACGGGCATAGAAATCGCGCCCAAAAGAGCCGCGTTCCAGGGGATTGAATTCCTGTGCAGCGATGGTTAGGATGGTGGTATCGGGCGTGGTCGCTAAACCTTCAATATCAATCATGAGATCTGCCATATCGCGAGTATAGCAGGTCGTTTGGTAAAATGCGAGCGAGTTTAGCCGATCACGAAGGTCAAAGGTTGTGAACCATCCACGTACAGCTTGAGCTCTTCGATCGAGCGCTCGATCTGGGCCTGGCCTTCTGCCTTCATGGCCGTGCCATTCAGGGTGGTTCCGCCCTGCGGTCCAGCTATATTGGTGAACTTCTCCCGGGCCTCGCCTATGATGATCTTGGCCGCACCTACCATGCAGTCCCGGAACCATTGCACGATCTGGTAGTTGGCCAGGAGCGTGATCTCGGGCTTGAGATTGTAGGTCCACAGCAAGACCACTTCACCTGTGCCCCGGGGATCGCGGATCAGTTGCAGTTTCTTGGTTACAGGATCGAAGGTGTAGTTGATGTAGCCACCGAACATGCGAGCGGCCAGTTCCACATACTGCTGATAGAAATCATAGGTGGCCATGCCGCCTGCGGCTTGATTGAAGTTGAGCAGATACACATTGAGCGTGGCCTGACCAAAGGGATCAAAGCTGTAGCCGCCCACACCTGTGCCCAGTCCTATGGTGCGGCGGAAGATCTGGCGCACTGACACCACTTCCTGGGGCAGGATGTATTCGTTCTGGTTGGAGCGCAGTTCCATGAAACTGTATGATTCTTCATAGGCGTTCTGCGCCCGCTGGCGATAGATGCCCAAGGTGCGCTGGTAGGCCGCTTCGTAGTGCGCGGGATCCAGTTCTACGTCGATGATCTGATCGCCCAGTTGCAGTTGCACATAATCGATCAGTTGTTTTTTCAGTGGGTCGAGGCTCGAGTCTGCCATGGGGGCTCCTTGCCCCCGTATTTAGCGGATCTTGAGCAGTATCAAGTTCTCGTTGCCGCGTCCGTTGAACTTGACCTCGGTGGCTTTTATATCTTTGAACGACTTGCGATGCTGGGCCACGCCACCCTGTAGCAAGGCCCGGATCTGCTCGGCCGGCTTGCGGAGCGTTTTCTGCACGGAGTTGGTGGGATCAAAGCCGATGAGGTTGTTGTTCTTGACCGTGAACGATCCAGCATGCGTGTCGGCCATCACGTAGATCAACTTCCTTTTCTTGGTGTCATACAGCCAGGCTTCTTGGGCATTGACCAGGCGCGTGACCGGTTCTGATTTCAGTTTCAGTTCCTCAAACTCCGCCAGGTACTTGAACTTCTGCGTCTGGCGCTCGGGGCTGATGGGCTTCTTCTTGCGCGGCTTGCGTTCCACCTTCTTTATCTGCACATATGATCCGCAGTCGGCTATGACCTGTTCCGCGAACTTGGCCAGGTTCTTGATCTGGATCTTGCCAAAGTTGCCGTAGCCTTCCACCAACTGGGCGTCTTTGCCCCTGGCAGCCTCTTCCAGTTCCTCCAAGCGGCGGCGCCATTGGTCGGCGATCTCGCCCACCATCTGCGGTGCTACGTTCATGCCGCGCAGGATCGTGATGGGTTTGTAATCCGCGCTCATCCGGGCTCCGGCCAGGATCATGTCGTCATACATGCCTTCGATCTCGCCCGCGGCTTCCCCAACCTTTTCACGCAGGCGGTCCTGGATCGTGGGACGGTTCACGATCTCCGTGGCTTCTCGCACTACCTCTTTCACAGCCCGCACCGAGCGTAGGTGATCGGCGATGGCACCATCCACGGCCAGCAGCTCATGCTCGTTCAAGGTCAGGCCCATGGTGTTCATCCGGCACAGCCAGCCAGTCTGGTTGCGTATGGTGCTTTCTGGCACGCGACCAAACTCTTTGGCATCACGTTGCCTGTCGTTTCTCACGAGCCAATCGATGATGAGTTCTTTCACCGTCCGCTTGTCATAGTGGTAGTTGTACCAGGTAAACGCCGCGATCACGCGGCTGGCGCGATTTTCGGCCTCGGGTTGCACACGCCATTCGGGCTCGAGTCCGGTGTATTTGGTGTCCGCGCTTTTGGGATGCAGGGGCCGGGGTGATTTCAGTTGGGCGGCGTTCATCGTTGCTCCTTGTGTGATAGTTTAGCGATCAATAGATGTCCTTCGAAATTCTTCAGGCATTCTTCGGCTTCGGTCAGCAGCTGATCGAATCTGGGCGATCCTGTCCCACGCCGGCGGCAGTTGACCCATTCTCGATCGGCTTCGCGCAGGCGCTCATACACAGCCCGGTGCATGACCCACAGGTCCCGGGCGCCAAACTGGGTGCCTATGTAGCCTCGGTGCGCTTGGTCCAAACGGTCATGCAGGCGCTGCCAATCTGTCAAGTCCATATGCTATTTTAGCAGATCGGGATTTTTGGGTCAACCTACCCATAAATACAGCGTTATGCCGCGCCTTTCACTCTACCGCCCCAACAGAACCAACGATTATCGGTTCTTTGATCGCCGCATCAGCGAGATGTACACGGTGGGTGGAGTTGATATCTATGTCCACAAGTACTTAGGACCCAAGACCGGCACGGGGGACTCGGTCGAGAGCGGAAACTACGACCCAACGCAACCTAACTACACCTTTGAAGATCCGCTTTTTATCCAAGATGTGTTGCTGGGCGAAAACCGCGACAGGGCCTACGATCCCGACATCTATAGGATGCGCGGCGTGTACAGGGTGCAGGACATTGATTTCGATCTCACGCAGTTTGGCCTGTTCCTCAACAACGACACGCTGTTCATCACCTTCCACTACAACGACATGATCGACACCATCGGGCGCAAGCTCATGTCAGGTGATGTGCTGGAAGTGCCCAATCTCAAGGACTGGAACCCGCTCAATCCCACCACCCTGCCCTTGCCGCGCTATTACGTGATCCAGGATGCATCGTTCGCGGCCGAAGGCTTCGCCGCGGAATGGCTGCCGCACACCTGGCGCGTGAAGGCCACGCCCCTGGTCAACAGCCAAGAATACAAAGAGATCATGGACCAGGCCCTGGAGACCCAGACCATCTGGGATCCGGGCAACTTCTATCCCGCTGGTTCGATCGTGCTGTCGGGCGACACATATTATAGGGCCCGGATCGACACGCCAGTGGGCACGGACATTACCAACACCACCTACTGGGAAGAGATCGATCCTGCCACCCTGGGCGACAAGGCATCAAGCCGTCCCAAGGATCTACAATGGAACGACGCCATCCTGGCTGCAGCCGAGCTGGAAGTACCTTTATCCGGATACGACACGGTCAAGTTCTACATCTTCCCCACCAATCCCGATGGCACACCAGCCGATCCTGCCAGCATCACGGTAGACGAGACCTTGCCCACCATCGACTCGACTGGCACCAATGTGGCCGATGGACCACAGACTCCGCGTGCGGATGGCTACACCATGGGATACCTCACTGGCGACGGTATAGCCCCCAATGGACTTCCGGTCACGCCAGGCGTGAGCTTTCCGCCCAACCCACAGCAAGGACAATATGCCTTGCGCTTGGACTATTTCCCCAATCGCTTGTTCCGCTATGATGGCCGGCGCTGGATCAAGATCGAAGAGAATGTGCGCACAGATCTCACCAACGGTCCGCAGAACAATACTCTGCGCTCCAGCTTCGTGAACAATACATACACTGTGCCCACCACTGATCTTGGCAACATACCCAGCCGCCAGAGCCTGAGCGAACTGCTAAAACCTCGAGCCGACAACGGCGACGATGATGGCTTCAAACCCGCCAATCCCAGACCCGGCACACAGCCCGGCCAACCAAACGAGCCCTGACACATGCAACAGTTCTTCTACGACGAGCAGATCAGGCGCTTCCTGTTACAGTTCACCAGGATCTTCAGCAACTTCCAGGTCATGTATGGTGCGCAAGGCAGCGAAAACGAGACTCTGGTGCGGGTGCCTGTACGTTATGGTGACTGGAGCCGCCAGGCCCAGGTCGTGGCCACGGAGAATTCATCCAGCTTCATGCCATCCGCTCCCTTGATCACGTTCTACATCACGGGCATGGAGTATCAGCAGAGTCGCATGCAGGAACCTTACCACGTGAACAAGGTGCAGGTCAGGCAGAGGACCTATGATCCCTCGACCGAGACCTACGAGACCACGCAGGGCAACGCTTTCACCATCGAGCGGCTCATGCCCGTGCCTTACAGGATGACCTTGACCACCGACATCTGGACTTCAAATACCAACCAGAAGTTCCAGATATTCGAGCAGATCGCTACCCTGTTCAATCCGGCCCTGGAGATACAATCAACCGACAACTATCTTGACTGGACCAGCTTGAGCGTGGTGGAACTGGAGAACGTGCAGTGGACCAATAAGACTATTCCTGTAGGCACGGACGATAGAATAGATGTCATGAGCATGCGGTTTGGCCTGCCCATCTGGATCTCCTCGCCGGCCAAGGTCAAGAAATTGGGCGTGGTTGAGAAGATCATATACTCAGTATATGACGCGCAGGGTGATGCCAACGAAGCCATAACCAACTCAGATCTCTTGCTAGGTACCCGCCAGAAGTTCACGCCCTACAACTACCAGACACTGTTGATCGGCAACAAGGTGCAGGCCCTGAAGTACAGCCAGACCATCAACACACCCAACTCCAGCATCACGCCTCCCCAATCGCCGCCCAGCAACGAGTTCTGGCAGGCCATAGTGGGCATGTACGGTGTGCTCAGGTCGGGCATCAGCCAGATACGCTTTGACAATCTCTGGGGCGACGACACCCAGATCATCGGCACGGTCAGTTACGATCCATCGGACGATCGCTTCCTCTTGATCGATATAGACGAAGACACCCTGCCCCAGAACACCCTGGATCCAGTAGATGCCATCATCAATCCCTTGACGTTCAATCCTGGCACGCCTACCACGGGCACGCGCTATCTCATCCTGGATGACATGGGCGATGAGACCGAGGCCTGGGGACCATTCATACGCGCCCGCGCCAATGACATCATCCAGTTTGATGGTGACTACTGGACCGTGGCTTTTGAAGCGGCCGAGCAGACCACCCAGATAGAGTACGTGACCAATATCACCACTGGCATCCAGTATCGCTGGACCACCACTGAGTGGGTGAAATCATACGAAGGTCTCTATCCCCCGGGAGAATGGAGCCTGGTATTGTAACCGCCGTAGGCGCTTGGTTCTACAGCCTAGACACCAATCGCTATCTCTATCTCATGCGCAATGATACCAAGAACCCTGGTACCTGGGGCCTGCCTGGGGGCAAGGTCGATGCCGGCGAGACCTTACTGCAGGCGCTGGAGCGCGAATGCCAAGAAGAGATTGGCCGCTGGCCCGATCTGACCAAACTGGTACCTCTCGAGCAGTTCACCAGCGCCGACGGTCGTTTCGCCTATCACACCTTTCTTTGTGTGATCGATCGGGAATTCCAACCCTGCCTCAATCACGAACATCTGGGTTATGCTTGGTTGGATAGGGGACAGTGGCCCAGGCCAATGCATCCGGGCCTGTGGTCTACCGTGAACTTCGCGGAAATACGGGCCAAGATCGAGGCCCTGGTGGACGTGATCAGATGTCGCAGTAGGTGACGAACTGCCGTATGGGCATGACTTCTAGATTGGGTTGGTCCAGGAAACCGTCGGGCTGTCCGGCCGGGCCGCCTATGCTGACGAATCTCACACCGGTGTAGGTCTGCATCACGCGGATCATGTCCGGTATGATCATGCGGTCATCCCAGGCGGTCTCGCGATTGAATCCCAAGAGGAATATCTCGGTGTGCCCATCAAAGCAGGCCAGGTAAGCGGCCAGGGCCTGGTCAGCCAGGTAAGGGCCATAGGGTATGGGGTAAAGCCGTCCGGGATTGGCCATGCACATGTTGGCGTTAGAGAAGATCACGGTGTCAACATCATAATTGGTGGCCAGGGCCTCGCCCAAGGTCTTCCTGTTGGTGCTGACATAGAAGTCCAGTCTCATGTCCTGCCAGATGTCACCAGTTGAGTAGGTCTGCAGCCGCTTGCTGCCTAGCAGCCCACCCTTGTGGTTGGCCAATCTTTGATGCTTGAAGCGGTCCTGGTCATATCGGCTGCCGATCACGGCAGCGCGGCCCGACGTGTGATTGTTCTGGATGAGGTTGGGTATCCATTCCCGCGTTTCCTGTTTCACGCCATTGACCAGGCGCATGTCCAGGATCACAAATTCGCCATCATAATCTCTGCGGAAACGCTGTTCCATCAGAGCCTGCCTACTACTACCTCTATCACCCCCGGACCTGATTCTGCATGAGATACCAGTGCTTTTCCTATCACGCACCCCGGAGAATATTTAGATGGATCCAATCTACAGGCCACGCCCGGCACCTCGCTGGAAACCAACAAGTCACCTTTGGCTATTTGACCTTGCACCAAGCAAGGCACACGCCCCAGCAAAGCCAACATGGTTGTGTGGTCCCCCGTCAATCCCGCGTTCATAATATAACTGGGATTTTGACTGACGATCCCAGCGATCGATGTCTGATGTGTAGAACCACTGATCGTAACTTCCTGGGTGCCACCAAAAATCATCACAGTACCAACAGGATATTGCCGATCCGAGAGATATTTTTCTGCCAGGTCGGCATACTGGGCCGAAGTAGCTTTGGCAAATACAGTGTTGAAATAGCCGGTGGCATTACCAATGTTGCCAACACCATTGCCCATGTCATTAACGATGCCCGTGGATGTGAATCTTACCACAGCAGTTCCGCCTACTCCTATAGAAACATTACCGCCCGAACTCTGCACCCTAACATTACTGGTGCCCGATTGGATGCTCGTGGCATCGATGCCAGTCAGCAAGGATCCATTACCAAGGAAGTAGGTGCCGGTGATATTGCCCGTGGCGCTCACCCCGTTTGATATGACATTACCAACGGTGATGTTACCTGTTGCACTCAAGGTGGTAAATGCGCCGGTGCTGGGTGATAGATTGCCGATCGGTGTGCTGTTGATAGCGCCGCTAGAGGCTAACGCCCAGGCATTGCCATTCCATATCCAAGTTTTGGTTCCAAAACTATAATTTTCATTCAGCGTGGGGCTTGACGGGAAATCTAAAGGCATGGACGATTATTCCTTTGATATATTTATTGTTAAGCAGTCCAGGTCTTGTAGGCCACGCCGCCGGCTGCCCCGCCGCCGCCTGAGTTGCCGTCATAGCCCGCGGATCCAGCGCCACCACCACCACCGCCCACGATCCAGATCTTGACCGTAGTCACATTACTGGGTATGGTATAGCTGCTGCCACCGGTAAACACGCTATAGGTCGTGCCGTAACTGGGGCCGGTCATGTACAATACCATCGCTCCGCTACCACCAGACCCGCCCACCCGATTGCCGGCTGTAAAACCAGCTGCGCCTCCGCCCCCACCTCCGAGATATCCATTACCACCAAAACCACCATACCAGCCAGCGCCACCGCCTCCACATCCAAATCCACTGGCGCTGCCACCATTCATATTATTGATGTTTTCGCTTCCGCCGCTGGCACCACCGCCCACGCTGGTATAGTTGTAACCTGCGTTAGACAGCGCGCTTTGCAGACCACTGACATCGCCGCACGCGCCACCTGAACCACCGTTTGTGCTGTTGGAGCCGCCTGTGGTGCCGCAGAGACCACCTCCGCCACCGCCACCGCGATCGCCCGACGTTCCCCATCCATTACCACCATTAGAGCCACCGTCCCCACCGGTATAGGATCCACCACTAGACTGACTTCCGTTGTTCCATAGGCCCCCACCCCCACCATAGCCAATGATCGTAGTGCCTTGGAAAGTGGCCGAGCTCTGACCGCCGCTACTACCATTACTAGAATCATTGCCTCCTCCTCCGCCACCACCTAGGGAGTAGGAGATGACCTGACCACCAAAGTTTGGTGATTGAGTGGTTATGGTATTGCTGTTTGAGCTGTTTGCGCTGTTACCAACTGAATTGGTCGCGTACACATAGAAGTAATAGGAAGTAGAGGCGGTGAGTCCGCTCACGGTGATGGTTCCGGATCCGGCCTGTGAAAGCGTGCCGGTCAGGCCCCCCGGCACAGATACCGCAGTGTAACTGGTGATGGTCGCGCCACCATTGTCTGCGGGCGCGGTAAAACTGACCGTGGCCGTGGTGGTTCCAGTGGCCGTGGCTGTGCCAATAGTGGGAGCAGCAGGTACGGCAGCTGCCACAGCTGCTGTGCTGTTTGATACTGCGGAAGTGGAACCAACGCTGTTGGTCGCTGTGACCGAGCAGCTGATCTGCTGTCCTACATAGGCCGAGGCTATGACATAGGTGCTGCTGGTGGCGCCAGATATATCCACACCATTGGCCCGCCATTGATAGGCATAGGTTATGGTGGCTGGACTGGCCGTCCAAGTGCCCGTAGAACAGGTCAGGGTCTGGCGCACCGTGGCAGTGCCTGTGACCGCGGGGGCTACTGCATTCACTGGTTTGAAGGTACCGGAGAACCCGAACGCACGAGCTGATGATGCGCCAATGGTTCCCAGTCTCGGCATGTTATGCGAACGAAACGAACGACTCTAGCGCGGTAAATGTCGCGGAACCGGTCTTGATGATTGACACGGTGTAGGCATCTATTCCATTGGTGCCACCTGCCGACGGAGCACTTCCACCTTGCCATTTTGGTGTGACATTGGCTGCATCCACTTGGAACAGTGTCTGCCTGTAGGCCGGACTGCCTTGGGTCACGAGGAAAACCAATGTGATGCTCTGGCCAGTGGTCATCACGCTGTCTAGGCTGGTGCTAGAATTGCCCCTGACATTCAGCGTCCAGTTGCCGCTGGCATTGGATGTGTAATATAAAACGCTCTGCGTGAGAGCATCATAATTGATCGTGCCTGTGGCCTGGGTGGCGGAAACCGTGGCTTTTTCTAGTGTCTGCTGGAGAGTGGTAGTGCCGGTCACGGTCAATGCAGTCAAGGATCCAGCGCTGGCGCTGATATTACCTCCCGTGACGTTACCCACTGCGCTCACTCCTACATTGCTCACCCAAGCGTTTGAAGTGCTGTTGTAAGTGAAAGTCACGACCGAATTGTTGCCTAACAAGATACCCGCACCATTGACATCTGCCGTGGTATTCACGTTGTTGGCCAGCGTGATGTCTTTCTCGTTGGTAGTGACTGTGGAGGAATCAATGTATGTCACGTTGCCCTGCACCGACAGATTACCAGCTATGACCACGTGACCTTCTTGTCCTGCTGTGCTGGGATCTATAGTCAGCGTAGATCCTGCGGAGCTGATGGTGTTGCCTGACAGCGTGATACCGCCACCAATCACGGCAGTGGTACCTGTCACACTGCCACCAGTGACTAAGTTGCCACCCGTGACATTGCCCGAAACACTGGCTGCACCATCAACTGCCAGGCTAGAGCCATCCCAGGTCAGGGATGCCGAACCAGCAAAGGTTCCAGAATCGTTGTACTGTAGCTGTGTGTTGTTACCACCAATACTGTTGGTCACGCTGTTGTAGTAATAGAAACTCTGGGCTGCTTCCATCTCGGCCCATTGGCTGCTGTTGCCATCATTGAAATAGAGATACTGTGTGCCCGAATTGGTGTCAATCCACACATCGCCCTGGCTGGGACTGACAGGAGGAGTGGTGCTGGCAGTGGTCACGCCCGCTGATACGGTGATACCCGAAAGTTGGCTGCCATTGCCCAGGATGAAGTTGCCGGTGATATTGCCAGTGGCCGTGATAACGCCCGTAGTGGTGATGTTGCCGCCCGACACATTGCCAGTGACTTCAAGGCTGGTCAGCGTGCCCACGCTGGTTATGTTGGCCTGCGCATTACCTGTCACGAATTGAGCTGTGCCTGAGCTGATGGCGTTGACTGCATCAGTGGCTGTGGCGAATATAGGCGCCACTACCTGACCATTGTCTGACAGCACGCTGAGACTGTTGTTGGGATATTCTTTGAGCTGCAGGTTACCTAGGTAGATGGTGTTGCCGGCCAGATAAAGATCGTTCCAGCGTTGGGTAGCGGAACCAAGATTGTACGTGATGTTGGCCGAGGGCAGGACGTTGCCCGCAAAAGTGGTGCTGGTCGAGGCAAACACCGCTGTGTTGCTGGTACCCGCAATACCAACAGTGACGTTGCCGCCTGAGCTGACCACGTTCACGTTGGACGTGCCGTTGGATATAGAGTTGAGGCTCAGCCCAACCACGCCAATGGTCACGGTCTTGGTAGTGTTGTTGCCCGTGATCGCGATGTTGTCGCCCGCGGCCAAGGTCACCGTGCCGCTGGCGGTGTTGCTCAGGATCGCGGTGCCGTTGGCGTAGATGTTGCCAAAGGCCAGGCCCGTGTTCTGCTCAAATACGAGAGCAGTGGTGCCAACGACGATGGGATTGTTGGTGGTCAGTTTCCACTGGCTGTCTTTGTAGGTGTCACCTTCTGTGACCATGACGATCATGCCGGCCTGGATCTCGCCCGTGACATCACCGTCGGCGGTACGAGCCCAGGTGCCGTTTGACCCGGTGCCCAGGGTGGCCACGTCATACAGACCGTTCTGGCTGCCGGTTGACTGACCGGCTACCAAGATACGATCGCCTGCTACCAAGGTAACACCGTCCACTGTATCAGGAGCGCCACCCGACAGCGTAACGTTGGCCACAGTGATCACGCGCACTGCCTGTTTGTAGTCGATGTCCGATATCTGCTCGGCTCGTATCCTGGTTAAACCCATTTCATGCCTTAGTTGATAGAATATTTAGCCAAAAAAATAGGGCTGTCAAAACAGCCCTATTTTTAGGTAGTACCTGTGTTTACAGGCGTCCCACTACCACTTCTATGGTGCCTTCTGCACCGTCAAAGTCTGCGAGAGCCTTGCCTATCACAGATCCAACTGCTGGGTTGGCTTCTGCACGAGCACGTCCTGCGCCTGCGGCCACCATCATGTCACCCTTGCGGACTGTACCTGTGACCTTGACTGGCACTCGACCTGTCAGGGCCACTGCTACCACGTTGGCGCCTTGTAAACCGGCGTTCATGATGTAGCTGGGATTGGTAGAAACCACACCAGCGATCCGCTTGCTGCCATCCGTACCGCAGGCTGTGACTTCTCGAGCACCGCCAAATTCCACCACTGTGCCCGATTCGATCACGCCATCGGCTTCATACATCTCTGCCAAGTCAGCGTATTGTGCGCTGGTGGCTTTGGCAAACACAGTGTTGAAGTACAGGCTTGAGCTACCGATATTGCCCACACCGTTGGCATTGGTGTTGACGATGTTGCCGACGTTGACCGTTCCTTGACCAACTGACAGGTTGCCTGCTGTCACATTGCCTGTAACACTCAACGAAGTCAGCGTGCCAACTGATGTGATGTTGGTCTGCGCAGCAGTCGTTAGCGTACCAACGATGTTGGTGCCGCTCAGGTTGCCAGCTATCACGTTGCCTGTGACCGAAGCTAATCCAGTGACATAAGCGCCCGTGGTGGCCAGCACCAGCACATTGCCTGTGCCGCCTATACCTGCTGAAACGTTGCCGCCTGAGCTGACCACACGCACGTTTGATGTGCCTGACTGGATGGATGTGGCATCGATACCTGTGAGCTGGCTACCATTGCCCAGGATGTAGTTACCTGTGATGTTGCCAGTTGCTGACACTATACCGCCTGTGAGCACGTTACCACCTGTGACATTGCCAGTCACGTTCAACGATCCCAGCGTACCAACTGATGTGATATTGGTCTGAGCAGCAGTTGTTAGCGTACCAACGATGTTTGTACCGCTCAGGTTGCCAGCAATCACATTTCCTGTGGCTGACATCAGACCGGTCACGAACACACCTGTGGAGCTTGCTACCAGCGCATTAGAACCAGCCGGGGCCAGGTAAGCGTTGCCGTTGGGTGCGCCAATACCGATCACTGTGGTGCCGCTGATGATGCTGGATACATCCACGCTGCCCACGTCAATGTTGGCCTGTGTCACACCATCATTGGTGTACACAGCGAACGTGGTGGCATCGGCCTGTTTCAGCTGGAGGTTGCCCAGGTAGATGGTGTTGCCTGCGAAGTAGGCATCCTTCCACATCTTGGTGGGCGAACCCAAGTTATAGGTGATGTTGGCCGAGGGCAACAGGTTGCCTTCGATCTGTACCGTGTCAGCCGCATCCAAGCACTCGACCGTGGCGTTACCGCTGGAGTTTGACAGCGAAGCTACCGTGGTCGATGTGGTCAAGATACGCGCATCGATCGTGTCGCTGGGCCCCGGAGCCTCTGTGAAGGTCAGTGTGGTTCCCGATACAGAATAAGCTGTGGTCGGGATCTGCACCACACCGTTGATCGACACGATAGTGCCAGCCGTAGTCGAAGATTCTGACAGAGTGAATGCCGTTTGCACGCCGTTGCCCGTGAACGAGTCAGCCACTATGACCGTGAAGTCTTGCTCGACCGTGGTCCATCCCGATCCGGAGTTGTAGACCTCCAGCGCATCGCTGGTGGTGTTGAACCGGAACATGCCTACCGTGGCCGGAGCCGGACGCTGTGCTGTGTTGCCTCTGGGCAGTAGCACGGAGTCCGTGGTGTTAAAGCTCACGATGGCGTTGGTGATCGCACCTGAGTTGCCAAAGCTGGTGGTTCCCAGGCCAGCATCAACGTAGAACACGTTGGCCACTGTGTCGCCGCTCACAGCAAAGTCTGTGTCAGCGCCCGAACCATTCACATTGATGATACCACTTGCGGGACCATCGATCGTGCCTGATGTCAGGATGAGATTGGCTGCGGTAGCATTGCCCGTGGCCGATATCAGTCCAGCTGTGAGTAAGTTGCCACCTGTGACGTTGCCTGTGGCTGTGACCAGTCCAGCTGTCGAAACGTTGCCAGCGATCACGTTGCCTGTGGCCGAAACCGTGGTACCTTGGATGGTACCAGTGACTGACATCACATTGGTTGATTTATCAAACGTGAAGTTTGCGCTGCCATTCAGCAAGTCGCCATCATTAAATTGCACGTTGGTGTTAGCACCACCTGCGTCAATGTTACCAGAGATGTTACCAATGAAGTTTGCTGCGTACACATTGCCAGTGACCGAAACATTGCCACCCGTGAACCCAACTGCAGCCACGTTGCCTGCGGCGCTAAAGTTGTTGCCGCTCACATTGCCAGTAGCTGAAACCACGCCACCTGTGAGGATGTTGCCGCCTGTCACATTACCTGTAGCTGTGACCAGTCCTGTGGTTATGAGATTACCACCTGCTGTGATGTTACCGCCTGCTGAAATAGTAGTACCAGCGGAAATCAATCCAGTGGTCTGCACTGCAGCAGCATATACAAAATAGCTAGGAACATTGATGTTGCCTGCTGTATCTATGTTGCCAGTAGCAGATATCGTACCACCTGTGAGGATGTTGCCGCCTGTCACATTACCGGTGGAACTAACGACGCCACCTGTCAGGAGGTTACCACCTGTGACATTGCCCGTAGCACTCACTACGCCGCCCGTGGCCACATTACCCGAAACCAGATTGCCTGTGAGGCTGAGGCTGGTACCTGTGGCAGCACCGATATTGGGTGTGACCAGGTTAGCACCGGCCTTGACTATGATGTTACCGCCACCGTCAAATGCCGTGGTGTCGTTGTCGACCTTGGCTGAAAATACTGTGCCAACCAAGCTGAGACCGGCCTGGGTGTTGGCCGAGTATACCTGGCTGGTAGAGAACTGCGCAAACTGGATGTTGCTGGTACCAAATGTGATCACTCCTTGAGGAGCGTCAACCACCCAGGCCGTGCCGATGTTCACGTTACCGCCCGAAACAAAGAAATAGTCGTTTAGACTGATGGTTTCTGCGTCGTTGGCACCATATTGGTCAGCGTCTGTGGAACGGGTGATCACTGTAGCGTTTGACCACACATAGACACCGTTCAAGACGGCGTTGCCTTCGTCCTTGACCAGGATACGTGTGCCCACTGTCTGCACGTTGGCCGTATCAATTAGGTTGAACGAGCCTGTGGTAGTGATGGTAGCACCTATACCGTTGCCAGCACCGTTGGGCTGGTTGTAGGTGATGGTACCGCCTGTGGTGGTGGCCAAGTTGGCCGTGGTAGCTGCTAAAACCGCCTCGTGATAGGTCAGGCCCGTGGAAGCCATGAGATCCACGTAGTATTTGGTAGCTGCGTCCTGGTTCTGTACAGGATCAAGCAGATTGCTGATGTAGTTGTTGTCGGCGTCAATATTACCAGCTGAGTCCAGTGTGATGTTGCCAGAACCTAGACTCTGGATGGTGATGCCGCCCGAGCTGCCAACCAAGGCAGACACAAGAGCAGAATCAGAAATCACGTTGCCAATCGCGCTCACGCGGGCTGCGGCCGTGATGTTGTTGCCAGCTACGTTGCCACCAGCTGATACGATACCTGCTGTGAGGATGTTGCCACCCGTTACATTGGCCGTGGCTGAAACTGCACCGCCTGTGAGCACGTTGCCGCCCGTGACGTTGCCAGATACTGACCAATAGCCAGTGACATCGCCACCTGCGCTGTTGATCACGATCATATCAACCGAACTGCCTACCGAGATCTCCACGTTGCCGTTGGCCACGGGGATCGAAACGTTGCTGGTACCGTTCTGGATCTGTGTGGCGTCAATACCTGTCAGCTGCGATCCATTACCAAAGAAGTAGTTGCCAGTGATGTTGCCTGTGGCCGAAACGATGCCTGCTGTGAGGATGTTACCGCCTGTGACGTTGCCTGTGGCTGAAACCGTTCCACCAGTGGCCACGTTGCCTGCTGTGGCCGTGCCTGTGGCCGAAACTGTGCCGCCCGTGGCCAGATTGCCTAC